AATTAAAATTAAAAAAAAAATGAAAAAAATTGAAAAAACTCCGTATGAATTTTATCTGTACATTAATGAAAACATTGTATGTCAAAGATACTTTCAATTAAGAGGGTACAATGAAACCGTGTTACATTCTTTGGAATTGAAAGAATTAATCGATACGGTTGCAAGAATTGTTCAAAAGGATTTAGAATCTAAAACAAGAGATTATTTGTATGGACACTACAATCCATATCAACCACAAAATCCTGAAGAAATTCAAAGAATCAACATTTATGAAAATGAAGATGTTTTCGATGTTGAGATTAGAGTTAGTGACAAAATTATCGCAAAAAAACGTTTTACGGGTAACGTTTACCCACCAAAAGTTAGGTACTCTGTGAATATCAAGGAGTTAATACCTGAAATTATTTCCACTATACAAGAAACTTTGTCACAAAAAAAATATACGACAAGTTACGCAGGTATTGAACTTTAATAGTATTTATAGTTAACTTTAATTTTATATTTTCCTATGTCAAAACAGAAGTCCAATTTAGGATATTTGGGTCAAAACTTTCAAGTGCAATTAATAAACCAATTAATTGTAGATGAAAAGTTCGCATTAACAATTATTGAAATTTTAGATCCAACGTATTTTGACAGTGAATACCTTAGATTGATATGTGCTGAGATTAAAAACTATTATGAAAAATACCATACTATACCTATGGTATCAACAATAGAACAAATAGTAAATCAAAGTATAACTAAGGATATCACTAAAGAATATGTTTTAGAAACCTTACAAGAAATAAAAAACGTCAAACAAAAAGATTGTCTATACGTACAAGATACAGCTATCAAATTTTGCAAACAACAAGAACTAAAAAAAGCAAATAAGAAAGTAGAGAAAATTTTAGAAAGCGGAGATTTTGAACGATACGATGAATGTGTTGAGATTATCAAGAAGGCAGTATCAGTTGGTCTTCATAGAGAAACTGGTATTAAAATTTTAGATGGGATTGATGATGTCTTATCTGATGATTTTAGAAGACCAATACCAACAGGTATCACAGGACTTGATAACTTAATGGATGGTGGACTTTCTAAGGGTGAACTTGGAGTTATTATAGCACCTTTCGGTGTTGGTAAAAGTACTATGATTACTAAGATTGCAAATAGTGCATATAATTTAGGGTACAACGTAGTACAAATATTTTTTGAAGACAATCCAAAAGTAATTCAAAGAAAACATTATACTTGTTGGACGAAAGTTCCATTAAATGATTTATCATCAAGAAAAGAAGAAGTCCAAGAAAAAGTGACTGAAATAGTTGAAGGTAAAACAAATCAATTGTTACTTAAAAAATTTCCTAGTTCGGGAACTAATATACCGCACATAGAACAATATCTTAAACAATTAATTGCTGATGGTACAAGACCTGATATAGTTTTAGTGGATTATATTGATTGTGTAGTACCTACAAGACATTTTGATGATGAGTTTTCAGGTGAGGGAGATGTTATGAGACAATTTGAAACCATGATTGCAGAATTAGACATTGTTGGTTGGACTGCAGTACAAGGTAATAGATCATCCATTAATGCAGAGATTGTTGATTCGAGTATGATTGGTGGGTCGATTAAGAAAGGTCAAATTGGTCACTTCATTGTTTCAATTGCAAAGAACCTACAACAAAAAGAAGATGGTTTAGCAACAATGGCGGTTTTAAAATCTCGTTTTGGAAAAGATGGTGTAGTGTTTCAAGATATAGTGTTTGATAATTCTATGTTAGTAATAGATACAACTCAAACATCGACTGTTAATTTACTTGACATGGGTAAATTTAGTGAGAAGAAAAATCAAGAAAGGGTTATGAAGGCGTTAGATAATGCAGAAAAAAATAAAACAAATTATTTAAAAAATAAAATACAATAAGATATTATGGATATTTCACAGAAAATACTTAGTGACATTACAGTTCATATGAAATACGCAAAATTCATACCCGAACTAATGCGAAGAGAAACATGGGACGAGTTAGTAACAAGAAACATGAACATGCACATTAAAAAATACCCACACCTTGAATCGGAGATTAGAGACGTGTATACAATGGTATATGATAAAAAAGTTTTACCATCAATGAGATCGTTACAATTTGGTGGTAGGTCAATAGAGATTAGCCCAAATAGAGTATACAATTGTGCGTATCTACCTATTGACCATATTGATAGTTTTTCAGAAGTAATGTTTTTATTACTTGGGGGTACGGGTGTTGGTTATTCAGTACAAAAACATCATATTGATGAATTACCCGAAATAAGAAAACCAAACCCAAATAGATCTCGTAGATACTTAATCGGTGATAGTATTGAAGGTTGGGCGGACGCGATTAAAATTTTGATGAAGTCATACTTTGGTGAGAATACATCAAGACCAATATTTGACTATTCAGATATTAGACCAAAAGGTGCTAGATTAGTGACTTCAGGTGGTAAGGCACCAGGTCCTCAACCATTGAAGGATTGTATCCACAACATTAAAAAAGTTTTGGATAACTTAAATGATGGAGACAGATTGAAACCTATTGAAGTACACGATATTGTTTGTCATATTGCAGATGCAGTATTGGCGGGTGGTATTCGTAGAGCGGCACTTATTAGTTTGTTTAGTGCCGATGATGATGAAATGATTGCTTGTAAGTCAGGTCCTTGGTGGGAACAAAATCCACAAAGAGGTAGAGCAAACAATTCCGCAGTACTTGTAAGACACAAAGTAACTGAAGAATTTTTTATGAATCTTTGGAAACGAGTTGAAGCTTCAGGTGCAGGTGAACCAGGAATTTATTTTACTAATGATAAGGATTGGGGAACTAACCCTTGTTGTGAAATTGCACTTCGTCCATATCAATTCTGTAATCTTTGTGAGGTTAATGTTTCTAACATCGAATCACAAGAAGACTTAAATGAAAGAGTTAGAGCGGCAACATTTATCGGTACACTCCAAGCAGGATATACTGATTTTCATTATCTCCGTGATGTTTGGAAACGTACAACTGAAAAAGATGCGTTAATTGGTGTTGGTATGACAGGTATTGGGTCAGGTGTAATTTTAAATTATGATATGACACAAGCTACTAATATTTGTAAAGAAGAGAATGAGAGAGTTGTAAAACTAATTGGTATTAACCCTGCCGCTAGAACTACAACAGTAAAACCATCAGGTACTTCATCGTTAGTGTTGGGTACTTCATCAGGAATACATGCTTGGCATAACGATTATTATATTCGTAGAATACGTGTTGGTAAAAATGAAGCAATTTATACATACCTATCAACATATCATCCTGAGTTAGTTGAAGATGAATTTTTTAGACCTCACGATACTGCAGTTATTAGTGTCCCTCAAAAAGCACCCGAAGGTGCAATACTAAGAACTGAATCATCACATGATTTACTTGAGAGAGTAAAAAAGGTTCATATGGAGTGGATTAAGCCAGGTCACAGAACAGGTAATAACACACATAATGTTTCTGCAACTATTTCCTTAAAGGTTGAAGAATGGGAATCTGCAGGTGAATGGATGTGGAAAAATAGAAAACATTATAATGGATTATCGGTTTTACCATTCTCCGATCACACTTATAAACAAGCACCTTTTGAGGATTGTGATAAAGAAACATTTGAAAAAATGATGAATTCATTACACAATATCGATTTAACTAGAGTAATTGAAACTACTGATGAAACAAATTTAAGTGGAGAGATTGCCTGTGGTGCAGATGGGTGTGAGGTGAAATAATACACTAAAAATACTACATTGTTAAGGGGAATAAAATATTTTATTCCCTTTTTTATTTTTAGGGGTGAACTATATTTATTAGTATGTCAGATAAATACATAAATATAAAATATCCGTTTCAGGATGGTAGTAATGGATTTTTTGTGGAATTAAATCAAACCACAAAAGAAGCGGTAAAATCAGATTTATTACATTTATTGTTAACAAATAAAGGAACTAGATATTATTTACCTGATTTTGGTACAAATTTAAGAAGATATATCTTTCAACCAAATGACGCACCTACACATAATGAAATAATAAGTGAAATACAAGTTGCAATCGATACCTACCTACCTGGGTTGAGAATAGTAGACATAGCAGTTACTGTTGATAGTTTTGATGAAAATATTGCAGTAGTTAATGTAAAATTTAGTGTAGGTCAAGGGGTATTTGAGGAAACCGATTTTGTAGAATTCTCTTTATCACAATAAAATTGAAAGTTTAATATTTATAAGAGAATCCATATTTTAAACACAAAATGTCAAAAAAGTTAAATTATTACTCAAGGAATTTCGCGGATTTTAGAACAGAATTGATAAATTTTGTTAGACAGTACTATCCTAACATATTTTCGGATTTTAATGATAGTTCTATCGGAACGATGTTAATTGAGTTAAATGCGGGTGTTGCGGACGTTTTATCTTTCCATACAGATAGAATGTTCCAAGAAACCCAAATCGATTACGCTCAAGAAAAAAGGTCACTTTTGGCATTGGCAAGAACATATGGATTAAAGATACCAAATAAAAGACCATCAATTACAATATTGGATTGGAGTTGTACTGTCCCTGTTTTGGGTGATACATTTGATGTAAACTACGCACCCATAATAAGAAGAGGGTCACAAGCACTTGGTGCGGGTAAAACTTTTGAGACAATAGAAGATGTGGATTTTTCGTCACCTTATTCTTCAGGCGGAATACCAAACAGATTAGTAATCCCGAATATAGATACCAATGGTAACATTGTTAGTTATACTTTAGTAAAAAGAGAGATTGCATTGAATGGTGTAACTAAAATTTTTAGATATGATGTTAATGTTTCTGACTCAAGACCATTTTTTGAGTTATATCTACCAGACTCAGATGTATTAAATGTTGACCAAGTTATCACACTACAAGGTACAAACTACACTTCAGCACCAACGCTAAATCAATTTTTAGATCCTAATAATAGGTGGTATGAAGTTCAGGCATTGGCGGAAAATAAAATTTTTATAGAAGATACCACAAAAGTATCTGATAGAGCAGGAGTTAAACCTGGTAGATGGGTTAATATAAGTAAAAAATTTATTACTGAATTTACTGACAAAGGTTTTTGTAAAATGATTTTTGGTGCGGGTACTATTGATACTTCATCATTATTATCATTTTGCTCACCTACACTAACACAACAAGTTCAACAAATAGGTAATTTCATAAACACTAATGCGTTAGGAGAAGTTTTAAAACCGAATACTACAATATTCGTTAAGTATCGAGTTGGTGGTGGTTCAGGAAGTAATTTAGGTCCAAACATTGTAACTACATTAGGTCTTGTAGATGCAATTGCATCGGGTCCGATATCATCTACTAATACATCAGTAGTGCAATCTATAACTGTTAATAATCCAATTCCTGCAATTGGAGGTGCAGACGCACTTGATGTAGAACAGATTAGAAATTTAATACGTTATAATTTTTCGGCACAGAATAGATGTGTTACTATTAAAGATTATAAATCTAGAATATTGTTAATGCCAGGTGAATATGGAGTTCCATATAGAACTAACGTAACCGAAGAACAAAATAAAATTGTGGTTTCATTACTTAGTTTAGGTTCTGATGGTAAATTATCAAACTCATCTACAAATACATTAAAAGAAAATGTTGCAGAATATTTGGCAGATTATAGAATGATAAATGATTTTGTTACATTAAAAGATGGTAAAATTTATAATTTAAAATTTGAGATAGATCTTTATATTGACAGTGCATATTCTAAATCTGAAATAGTAACCAATGTTGTTAATACAGTTAATGATTATATGAGTATTAATAATCATGATATGGGTGAAAACATTTATTTAGGTCAGTTAATTGAAAATATAAATAATGTTGGTGGAGTTTTAAACGTAGTAGATATAAGAGTTTTCAATAAGGTTGGTGGTAATGGATATTCACAAAACCAAGTGTCACAACCCCTTTTAGATGAATCTACAAAACAAATAGACCTATTGGGTGAATTTACCTTATTTGCTGATCCTGATTCAATGTTTGAAATTAAATTTCCTGAAAAAGATATTTCAATCAGAATCAAATCCTAATAGGATTTAATATTGCAATTTACAAAAAAAATATTTTTAATATTTTTATATATTATGGGATGTGAATGCAAAAATGATGATAATGTAGATTTTTCGGGTAATAGTACTACAACAATTAACAATAAAGTACAAAATTTTCTTCTAAGAAAAAATAAATTTTCTTTAATAGGGTTATTCTTATATGTTTTTTTATTACCCATTTTTATGGTATTTGTTATACCTATGGTAGTTATTATTTTATTTAATAAGATTGTTTTAGGTAAAAACACAGATATTATTAAATTAATGGCTTTTACTAAAAAAAATAAACCTAAAAAAATAAAAAAATAATATTTATCTAAAAATGTTAAATGTCAGTTAGTGAAAGTAATAATAATATTCGTATAAGGACAACACCATTAGGTTCTGATAAATACGTAAAAATAAATCTAAACCAAAAATTTGATTTTTTAGAAATTTTAAGTCTAAAAATTGGTCAGGAACAGGTTTATAAACAATATTGTTCGGATTACGGTGTTATTGCAGGAAGAGTTGTAGTTAATGGTGGGGTTGGAGTACCTAATGCAAAAGTATCAGTTTTTATCCCAATAAGTGACGAAGATAAAGAAAGACCTTCAATAAGGGCTTTATATCCTTATGAAACTACAGAATCTGTAGATTTTAATAATATTAAGTATAATCTTCTTTTAGAGGCACCAAGACAAGACGATATTTGTCATAGAACAGTTGGTACTTTTCCCGAAAAAAGAAGAATATTAGATTGTGATCCTTGGTGTGAGGTATATGGTAAGTATTACAAATATACTACTTCTACAAATGCATCAGGTGATTATATGATATTTGGTGTACCAACGGGGGTACAAACAGTCCACATGGATGTGGATTTGAGTGATATTGGATATTTGAGTCAAAAACCATATGATATGGTATCTCAAGGATCACCTGAAACAATGTTTGATAGTTTAAATCAATTTAAAACTTCACCAAACATATCTCAGTTACCACAAATAAAAACACAAAATAAAACAATAAATGTTGCACCTTTTTGGGGTGATTTAGAACAATGTGAAGTTGGTGTTAATAGAGTAGATTTTGATTTAAATTATAAGATAATACCCAGTGCGTTTTTTATCGGGTCAATATTTGGA